GCCGTGCAGTTGGAAGCTGGTAAAGTTGGTGAAGAATACTTCATGGACAAAATCGGCAAGACCAATGCACAAAAAGTCACTAGCAGACATGCGGATTCTCCTTTAATTGAGACACCACATGAACGTAGGCGTGTCACTCCAACCGATTACGATTGGGGAGATATGGTCGATTCCTTTGATATGCTTCGGGTTATCATTGCAGATCCAGCAAGTGCATATGTAACTACTGGAGGAATGGCACTTGGAAGAGCAATTGACGAGGAAATCCTGGACGCAGCTTACGGTAAAGCTTATCTCGGAAAAGACGGATCACAGGATGCTGATTGGTCTACTTCAGATACAAATGTAGGATCAGATGTAAACATTGTTGCAGTAGATTCTACAAAGCATACTGGAGCGGCCGCGGCTAATACCGGATTGTCTGTAGCTAAGTTAATAGAAGCTAGAGGTGTGTTAATGAAGAATGAAGTTCTCAATTATAATGAGGGCGGGATTTCTGATGTATATTGCGTATGTACTCATAGGCAAATTGAAAACCTTTTGGCTTCTACTGAAGTAAACAGCATTGATTACAATGCGGTAAGAGCATTGGTTGAAGGACAAGTTCATCACTATATGGGCTTCAACTTTATCCAAACTGAATTGCTCCCATCGGTTGTTCAGTCTGCTTCAGATGTAACAGGAAGTTCTGATATTACTTCAGACCGTGTTCTTGTTTTCCAAAGAAATGCTTTAGGGCTTTGCATTTGGAATGACATTAATGCTCGTATCGAAGAAAGAGCCGATAAGCGGTTTTCTCTTTATGCGTATGCAAAAATGACAATCGGCGCAACTCGTCTTGACGAAAAGCGTATGGTTGAAATTCTCTGCAATCAAGCAGGGTAATTAATCCTTTAAGGGGGAGGACGGAATTGCCCCCCCAGAAAGAATGTTATGGCTAATACTAAATCTACATTAGTAACTAATGAAGATGCTGAACCTATTGTATATAATCATGTAGGTCTTTCGGGCGCACGAATGCGTTCAATTGTCGCAAAATTAGTTAATGCGCCAGCAACAGATAATGATACATTCACCATTTGTAGGCTTATGCCCGAATGGAGAGTGCTTCATATCTGGATCTACAATGATGGAATGGGAACTTCTGATTATAACCTTGGTTTATATGCTGATAGTGCTTGTGCATCATTAGCAAATACCACGTCTTCATCAGAAAGTGCTTATGCTGATGCAATTAGTTTAAATTCAGCTAGGACAGTTTCACCTACTGATGTTGCATTTAAGACCCGTGCTATCGAAAAAATGGGTCAGTATGTTTATGAAGATGCTGGTCATACAACAGCAAATAAATTAACAGATTATTGGCTTGGATTTAAACAAATCGATGCTGGTAATGCTGGGGATGTTGTTTTAAATGTCCAATTTACTGTTGACTGATAATGGCAACTGGATCTGGAATGACGGAGGTGGCAAATATCGCCCTTACTAATTTGGGCGAAGCAACCATCTCCGACATTACAACCGACAATAATGAACGAGCCAGACTCCTTAATAATCGTTTTGACGATATTAGGGATTCTGTGCTTCGTTCTCATCCTTGGAATATTACTGTTAGGCGGTCTAAGCTTACGGCTTCTTCTAGCACTCCGTCTTGGGGTTATCAGTATGCGTATGCATTTCCAACTGATACTACTAAAGAACCTAACGAAAAATGTTTAAGAGTATTAGGATTACAAGATTTTACAACTGCTTATAGGATTGAAGGAAATCAAATCTTATCTGATGCTTCTTCGCTAAATGTAAAGTGGCAAGCAAGAGTTACAGATATGTCAACCTTAGATTCTGTACTTAGAAATGTAATGGGGTTAAGGATAGCTTGGGAATTAGCTGAACCCTTAACTGGTAAGACTGCTCTTAAAGATGAAATGTATAAAAAATATTCTTTAGCCTTACAAGAAGCTAGAAGTCTTGATGCACAAGAAGGTGGATCAGTAGAAAGAATCGAATTAAATACTTGGCTTGATGCCAGAAGGGGGGAGTACAACTCCAGTTACAGACCTATCGATTGGCCTAGTGATGGGACAGCATGGGTCTATACGGATAGCTCTAGTACAGTCCAGACATAATAATGAATGGGAACTGTCCAAAATATACAAAGCTCCTTTTCAGAAGGTAGAATATCGCCCAGATTACATGGGCAGATAGACATACCCTCCTATAAAACATCTGTTAAAAAATTAGAAAATTTTATAGTCCTTCCTCAAGGTTCTGTAACAAGAAGGCCAGGAACGTATTATGTTTCTGAAGCATCTACTACTACAGCATACCAATCCAAGTTAGTTCCATTTTACTACGGACAGGGACAAAGTTACGTCCTAGAGTTTTATGACGATAACATAAAAATCTTTAGTAATAACGGAATACTAGCTACTTATGCAACTAAAGATGATACCAGTCCGACACAGTTTGTAATAGGTAGCACAGGATATACGGCAACTGAAATTGCTGACATTAAATATATTCAAAGTGCTGATGTTATCTTTCTAGCCCATCCCAATCATGCTCCTAAAAAAATAGAACGTACTATCCCGACATCTACCGAGACAGGCTATGGCTCCAGAGCAGAAGACGGATCATTTTGGGCTATATCCGATATAGATTTTGTAGATGGTCCTTATGATGAATTGAATAAAGAAGTTACTAAATTTTTAGAGATTCAAAGAGGTAGTGGATCTATTAGCGGAATTGATACATCAACTGGTGAAATTACATCAACTGCTCATGGATTAGAAAATGGGGATCTAATCGAATTTTCAGCATCGACATTACCTACAAACATTACTGTTGGAACATCTTATTACGTTATAAATAAAGCAACTGACACATTTAAAATATCAACTGCTGAAGGTGGTAGTGTTTTTGCTATTGGGAGTGCAGGAAATACAGTCCTTTGGCATAAAGCTCATGATTTAGTAGATATTGGAGGTTTGGGTGTAGATACAGCTTTAAATGCTTTTGTTAATTCTGCTCATGGTTTGCAAGCAGGAATGGAAATATATCTTTATCATACTGGTTCAGGTTCTGGTTCAGGGAATTTAATAACTACAGATACAGATAGTGATGCATTTGTTTACTTCACTAGCTCTGATAATGGAACTGCTACATCTCAAGGAAATTGCACGACTTATTATGTTGTAAATCCAACCGCTACAACATTTCAAATAACAACTACTAACACTAATGGTGTTTTAGGAACTCCAATTACGTTTAAATTAACAGGAACTCAAACAAAATGGACTGGAACATTAAACGCAGTAAAAAAGATTCTAAAAAAAGATCGCACTAAAGTTACCTTAAAAGCTCATGGACACACGCCTTTTACAACGGGTGGAAGTTCACCAGATATAGGTGTTATTTACAGAGTAAACGTATTAGGTGGTACAGATAGAGAAAAAATTAAAGGAATTCGTTGGACTTCAATTAAAATAACATCTGTTGTCGATACCAGTACAGCTTTAGGTACTTTGCAGGAAGATACTGTTTTAAGTGATTCGCAAACAGTTGAATGGAATGCAGGAGTGTTCAATACAACCAATGGATACCCTAGAGATGTCTCTATTTATCAGCAAAGACTTGTATTTGCAGGAACCACAAAATATCCCGCAACAATTTGGTTTTCTAAAACAGCCGATTTTTTTAACTTTGCATCATCCGAACTTTTAGGTTCATCAACAGGCAATATAGACCCTACTGGTGCTATTATTTTAGGTGAACAAATTTTAGATGATAATGCACTCACGTTCACCATCGATTCAGATACAGTAGATAAAATCCAATGGCTATCTGAAGGAACTAAATTAGCAATTGGAACAACTGGTGGTGTATTTACAATATATGGTTCTGAAAACGACCTTACTCTAACTCCATTCAATTTTACCATCCGTAAAGAATCCGCTTATCCTGCTGGATCGGCAGATGCTATTCAAATTGGACAAAGAATGATTTATGTTCAACAAAATGAACGTAAATTAAGAGAAATGGCAACTGCTGGTCAACAGCAAGAAGAGTATGGTGCAATGGATCTTACTTTAAGATCAGAAGATATTACTTATTCTGGTGTTAAAGAATTGACCTACCAAGAACAGCCTTTTTCAGTCGTTTGGGGAAGGCTTGGAAATGGTAAATTGATTGCACTTACGCATGAGAAATCGTTAAACATGTATGCATGGTCAACTCATACTTTGGGTGGAACTCATCCTGACGCAACAAATGGTGATCAAGCAAAAGTAGAATCTATTGTTACAATCCCAGAAGATAATAGATCACAGACATGGATGATTGTTAAACGAAGAGTAAATAATAATGATGTTAGACAAATAGAATACATGAGCCGATACCATGATGCACAAGAAGTTGCTCAAGTAGATGCTCATTATGTAGATAGTGGATTAAAAACTTACAATTCTAGTGCTTTTACATCAGCTAGTGGTTATGGTCATTTGGAAGGGCAGACTTTATCTGTACTCGGAGATGGTGCGATTCAACCAGATCAAGTAGTTGCTTCTGGTAATATAGGTTCCACTACGGCCCTTATATCCTCTAATACTGTAGTGGCAGGACTAGGTTATACCTCCGAGTTAGTCACCCTTCCAATGACTATGGGAGATGGTGGTGGATCATTTGTAATTGGGAATAAACGAATGATTAAAATAAACATGAAAATGCTAAACAGTTTAGGTTTGGAATTTTCAATGGAAGGTCAGGATTATGAAGAAGTTATCTTCCGTAATCCTTCAGAAGATAAATATGGAAATATGGTCCCATTGTTTTCTGGTAACAAAGAAATGGCTCCAATAGCAAGATCCTTTGAATCAGAAGGAGTTTCTTTTCGATGCACTCAACCATTTCCATTTACGATTCTTTATATAGCACAACAATTTGAAGTTAATTTGGGGTAATATGAGTTATATGATGGCTGGTATAAGTTTGTTTACTATGTTTTCTTCTTTATATGGAGCGCAACAAAAAAGACAATTAGGTATAGCAGGAGCAAATGAAACTCTGCAACAAACTGCTGAAAATGCTATAGCTGGTAAAATGACCAAACAGTTAAAAACTAAAGAATTTTATAGAGGTGTTGCTCAAATCAGAAAACAGGGTGCTTACGCAAAATCAATGCTGAACCTTAAAGGTGAGAAAAAAAGAGCTAAAAACTTTGTCCAAAGAGCATCTAGGGGAGTAAAGATGCAATCTGGCACACCTTTAGATTTATCGGTAGAAGATGCGATGTTAAAAGAATATGCAATGGGTATGAAAGAAAATGAGACATTTGCAACATTGGATAACATGAATCATTCTTTTCATGATTGGTCTACTGTACATGATTGGCAACAAGAAATAATGTTAAGAAGAGGTAAAAAGAAAGCAGAGCTTCAAAAAAGAGGAGTTGATGTTCAGGCATTTGGGGATGTTACTTCAGGTCTTACCCAAGCTGGGTTATACGGACGTAAAGGTACTTGGAGTTTACCTGAATCTTGGTTTAGTGGTGGTTGAATAAAAAATGGATAAATAAATGGCAAATGGAGATATTAGAGGGTTAGACATATCGTCTACAGTTCCTACGCAGTCAAGTAGATACCAAGCCCCTCAAGTACAAGCACCAAACATTAGTTCTGGGTACAACGAACTAGCTGGAGCTTATGCTTATGCAACTAGAGCAGTATTAAAGGGATTTGAGGCTTTAGGGTCTATTGCAGATGATCACATAGAATTAGAACGCTCTAATCGTTGGCTTGAAAAACAAGATGAGATAGATCAAGTAATGCAACAATTGACTTTAGGTGCAGATCAACATCTAAACCGACAAGATCAAAGTGCTTTATCTTGGAACGAAGAAGATGGTGAACGTCCTGTTGTTAGAACAATTAATGATTATTTAGGCCAAGAATTAAATATAAGAGGCAAAGAAGGAACATTTTCTTTAAATTCAATATTAGAATCTGTTAAAGATGATTCAAAATTATACAACGGAGTACAATCTTATATTAATAGTAAAAGTTCGTCTTTAATGACGGAAATGATCAATAAAACAACAAAACTTCAAATAAAAAGAGGTGCAGATGCTATTAATAGTGCTTACCAAACAACAATTGGTAGTGCTAAATCAAAGATAATCACAACACATGGTTTAAACCAAGAGCAATCTCAACAAGAAGATTGGGTTGATTCACAAAGTTTAGCTAATTGGAAAGTTGCTGATCAAGAAATAGAGAGAAACACTTTTCAAGCACAAGATAAGTTAGTAATTAATTATGTAGCAAGAACAAACCAACCAGCCAATAAATTAGTAAATAGCCTAAATTATTTAAGGCAAGAGTATATGGTAGGTAAATTTTTAATGGAAAAAGCAGTTCTTGGAAAAACAAATCCAGAGCTTTTATTAAAGCGGTACAATTCTGGATATTACAATATGATAGGGAAAAAGGTTTTTATAGATGAAAATGGAAACATACAACAATCCAAAGAACAAACATTAACCTTGGACCCAAAAGATATTTATAAACATATTGCTGAATTAACTACAGACGTAAAAGTAAAAAATGTTAATGAGAAAAAGAAATTACATCTGCAAAATCTAACTTCTTTAGCAACACAATCAGATCCATCAAATGTAAATTTTAAAAGTTTATATACTAAATATGATGCAGAAAAAGGAATATACGTTCCAAACATGGATAGCATTGGTGGTGATCACGCTGAATTGGCTGATGCTACACCATCTGATTTATCTCAGTTACAAGCAATTGTAGATAAAGCATATAATCATACATCTGATACTACTGGCAAAACTGCATTACCTAAAAATATGGGTACAGTTTATAATGCGTACGCACAATATCTTTTTAAGAAAGCAATATCAGATGATGATACTTATAGTGAAAATCCTTTAGAATTATATGATTTGTCTAATGCTAAAGAAAGAGATCCTGAATATTTTCAAAAAATAGGAGATATTAAAAAATTTTTTTCAAATTTAATTCCTACTCGTAGAGATCGATTAGTTAATGTTTCAGAAGACGAACTTCAAGAAAGCTTGCTTTTTGCTAGAAACAATCCCCCTCCTTATGCAGAACTAGGTCCAAGTTGGGATAATTATATTTCTACACTTGACGGGTATCTTGCTAAAAAACAAGGAAATGTTAGTGATGCAATAATGCAAGAAAATGGTATTTTTTACAATCCAGAGAAACCATTAACAAAGGATGATATAAATTTATTAAATCAAAAAAACATAGAATTTAATGGTAAATCTTGGAGTCCATCAACTGCACAAATGGATACTTGGGGGAAAGGCATTACACCAAAAAATAAAGGTGGAAATTTAGAATTCAGATTTGAGGAAGGTAATCGTGTAGATACAGTATTAGGAACTAAAGAAATGATTATTGGTTTGTTTGAAGATAGAGGTAAAGGAGAACAAATCTGGAATAATGTTAAAAAATATTGGGCATCCCAAGGTGGAGATTTGGCAAAAGCTTCTGCATTGTATGATTATTGGGAAGGTCCAGATGCTTTAAAAGATAATGTTAAAGTAAATTTGATCGAAGGGTTAAATGCTGAACAGAAAAATTCTGGCATAGAGGCTACAGTTAGAAGATGGGATCGTGGACATGATACTTATTTAGATAAATTAGAAGATGATAATCAAAGAACTACTCATATTGGCTTAATAGCTGATTATGCTGTTGCATTACTAGGTGATCCAAAATTAGATGCTGAAAAATATAACACAGAAATAACTTCAGCAGTTATTCAAGCGTTTAATGACATGGGGGCAGGAGAAGTACATGGCCGAGTTCAAGGTGGTAATGTAATTTCATGGTCTAAAAATGCTTTGAGTAGATATTCAAATTCACCTGAAGAATCCGCTAAAATGCTAAGATTTGCAGGTAATGCAATGATTGGCAGTATTATAACAGAAGAGTCTTTGCGAAAGTTATTTCCAAAAGAAGATGGTGAAAATAGTTTGAAATTTGGTGGGAAAAAATTATTTGGGTATACAGACCAGCAAGAAGAAATAATTATAGAAGCACTTTTAACAGGAAGCTTTGAAGGTTTGTATTTAACTGTAGTAAATGATGGGGATGGATTTTCTCCTGCCTTATTTCAAGAAAATGTTCATGATAGCAATTCAAAAGGATGGACAGTTTATGTTTGGCATGACCATAAAATATCTAAAGAAAAATTTGAAAATAAATTTATGGTTTCAAGAAAAGGTGTCCAATTTTTAGAAAGATTAGAAGGTGCATTTGGTGATTTTGGAAGTGATGACCCTTATGTTATGGAGTGGAATGTAAATGGTGAAAGAAGAAGAACAACTTTACCTAAACCTATATCCACAGGTAAAACTTATAAAGGCATGTTGGAATTAAAAAAAGAATTAGAAAATCAACAAGAAAATCTACCTCCTGGCATTTCTGCTGATAATTGGTTCCCAACTGAATGGTATTCTCCTGGAAAAGCAGAACTACAAACAATGAATCTTATTGAAAAAGAAGTAAATAGACATATAAAAGATAATCGAAAAGCTATTGAGAGAAAAAACAAACAAAGAATAAAAAATGGAGAAAAACCTCTTTCTGATAATGCGTTTAGAGAAGCATTATATCCTATTGTAGTAAAAGGATTGAAAAGTGAATTTAACTCATGGAAAACAAGGGTAGAAAGAGCTATTAAAAACTTTTCAGTTAGAAAAGTTTATTTGCAAGATGGTCGTGTTAAGGTTGAAGACACAAAAAGAAGTGACCCAGTAATTACAGCTAAAACAACAGGAATGTTTGATTATACAGATGAACAAGTTCGGAAAATGTTATTAAAAGAAAAAGGATTACTTAAATGATTGAACCTGAACGTCCTTATGCTGGTTTAAGCATAGCGCACGAATTTATAAATTTAGCGACTCCTGATTCTTGGACTAAATTTAATCTCGCTATGTCTCAGGGTTTTGGGGATATGTGGGTAAAGCAAGGGATTGATTGGTTAGATTATGAGTTTTTCCAACAAGAAAATGAATGGAACCCTGTTATAGAAGAAGAAAATTGGAATGAAACCCATACTTCTTTTAGACCAAACATATCTTATAGAGAAGGTATGACAGAACGCCAAGCAATGACTTTGGCTGAAGCTCATGATAGAAATGATTTCTTTAATTTTTGGTTTAAGAATGTAGGGGCATGGGATGGTTATCGAATTGGAGGTTATTTAGTAGGATCATTGCCTGACCCAATAAACTTTATTCCTTTAGGTGGTGGAATTAGCCATTTGGTTCGCGCTGGGAATGCTGGTTATAAAGCAATGAAATCTATGAGATTTGGAAGTTTAGTTGCTGAACCTTCCAGAATGATAGGGAGAATGTCTCAGGAAGGGATTGAGGCTTCTATATATGCAGGATTAGCAACAAGCGTTATTTACCATAAAAAAAATGTGTTTGAGGAAGAATATGGTTTTAGTGACATTGGTATGGATATGGCTTTTGCATTTGGGGCTGGGTTTGCTATTGGTAATTTTGCTAGAGCTGGTCGAACCTTTAAAGAGTGGTCGGCAGGGAGACAGCAAGGAAGGATTATTGAAGAAGCAAATAGATTAGCAGGAAATCATCCTCAAGGTGGACCAGATCCAGACGGACCATTGCCAAGTCCTGAAGATATGCCAATGCAAGAACCTTCTCAAAGAACTACAGCAGAAGAAATGCAAAGAATTAACGAACAAACAAGAAGTTATGATCAACAGGCAAATAACGAATTAAATGTTCAAAATGTCATAGATTCGGTAAAACAAGATCCTACTGTTAATCTAGTTGTAGATAATGTGGTAGACACTTTGGACAAGCTTGGGGATAGGTTCTACGATTTTGTAGATTTAGTGACAAATTGTATAAATGGGAAAGGTGCTGGAGGTAAGAAATGACAACTTGCGCTAGAGATATTAGAAATCAGTTTCCAGAGTTGTCTGAAGAAGAAATAGATGATCTTATTTTAGCGTTTGGAGAACATGAAGGTTCTATGTCCAAAAATTTTGCTACATGGACAAAAGAAGACTTTGAATTCTATAGAGCTAATCGAGCTAGACAAAAAGTTCATTTCAATAATACAAACCGCAATATCCGTAATACAGTTGGGTCAAGAGATCCAGATGTAGACTCCTTTGAAAAATTTGAAAACCTTTTAGCTAAAACAGTAGGTCATCTCTGGAAAGGATTCAGGCTCCTAAAGGACCGAAAGTTGAACCATCATAAAAACGCCGATTCGACTGCAAATAATATGTTGGCAAGAAAAGGTATTAGATTCGGAAGAATGATGGTCAGGTGGACAGAAGAGACAGGACTGACACCACATGACTTTGATAAGATGACAAAAGATCCTAAATTCGGTGATGCTTTAGTCAGAGAATTATTTGAAATGGGATCATCAGGAAATGAAATAGCAAATAAACTAGCCAAGATAATAAAAGAATTTAAGAAGCTACAAGTTGATGAGGCTAATTCATTTGGTGCAGGAATCCGATGGTTAGATGATCACTTGACAGTTCAATGGCATAATCCAGTAGAAATGTTGGGTTCATCTCCACAAGGTCGATTGCAAGCAAAAGCAGATTGGATTGACACAATTATGCCTTTGCTAGACGAAAATCGGATGCGTAGAAAAGTAACAAAGAAATATCTATCCCAAGTCTATGATGCGTTTACTAAAGGTAAAACAGAATTTGAAATGCATCATGCGGTATCAGAAAAGTCGTTATCAGAAAGAATGGGAATTTCTAGGGAATTGCATTTTAAAAATGCTGATGCGTGGATGTTGTATAACAAAAGATATGGGCATCCTGATCCAGTAGGTTCTATTTTCAAAGGAATGGATGTTTTAGATGAAAGACTAGCATTAATGCAGGATTGGGGACCAGATCCCGATGGATTATTTAATTCTATATATAAAGAAATTGAAGCTGATCTGACTCCTTTTCAACGTGATCGTTTACTAGCAAGCTGGAAGCAGATTAATGGAGAAGCGACAATAGTAGGAAATCCTACGTTAGCTAGAGCAGTTACAGCATTAACTTCATTTCACATAGTCACCAAATTACCTAAAGCTGTTATCTCAGCATTTGCAGATATTGGAGTAGGTAATGCGGTATTGGATTCACATGGGATGGGATTTTTCGGGGCGTACAAAAACACTTTCAATATGATGAAACATCGGTTTGATGTTTCCGATGCAACTCGACAAGCAGAATTAAAACATATTGTTCATCAGCTTGGTATTGGTTTTGATTCGTTGATTTCTTCAGCAGTAAACAGATGGGTGGATTTAGGTTCGGTTCCTGGCATGGCATCCACAATGGCAGACAATTTCTTTAAAATAAACGGATTGAATGCTTGGACTGATCTTTGGAGAGAAGCTTTTTCAATGGTTGCATCCAACAATTTTGCAACAAAGCTCAAAAGAGGCTGGGATGATTTAGACCCTGATTTTAAAAAAAGAATGGAAGAGTATGGGTTTACATCAGAAGATTGGGCCGAATTGAGAAACAATAAGGCAACTTTTAATATGAAGGATCGTTTTGGTGCAGATCCAGATTACAAAAATACTGAATTGTCTACAGATGAGTATATTACTGGTGATGACGTATTTCAGAAAACAGGAAATAAAGAGCTTTCTGAAAAAGTATCTAGGTTTTTTGTAGCAGAATCACGGCATCTTGTTCCAGAAGCAGGGGCATCTCATAGAGCATTTATGCAAAGACAATCCAATCGAGGAACCATAGTTGGCTCCGTATTGCAGATGCTATATACATTCCGATCTTTAAGCGTAAAGATGGCTATGGATATATATGCAAGGGGAGGATCTATGGGAGTAAAAAAAATTGCTTTGCATGGTTTGATTCCCATGGTAGGTTTAGGATATGCCAGTTTATCGGTTAAAAAGCTAATCCAAGGTAAGGAACCGCTAGACCCAACAGACCCAGAAACATTTTTAGCATCGTGGTCACAATCTGGAGTAGGTGGTATAATGGCAGATATAATGATGGAAAACATGCAAGCAATGGATACATCTTGGGATGAAACATTATTGGGAGTCCATTACGAACTCTTTAAGGACTTGACACAAATTAGTGCAGGACTTATACAAGATGATATAAGAGCTAAAGACGTTCTCCAGAAAATGAGAGGGAACACGCCTTATGTTGGATTACCAGTTGTAGAACATTTATATAACTATGCTTTTTACTACCCAATGTTAGAAACGTATAACCCAGGACAATTAGAAAGAATGGATAGTTTTGCATCTGGATTAGGTGGTAGTCCGTACATGGATTGGGCTAAACCTAGTAACTTCGTACCATTTGGTGGTGGATCATGACAGTTGATACTACTGGAAACAGAGCAGAGTATAGCGTTCTTTCTACTACTGCATCATTTTCATTTGAATCAGGAGGGGTCAAATTCAAATGTTTTGATCAAGATGATTTAAAAGTATATGTCAATGGTGTTCTAAAAACACGAACTGATCCAGCCCAATATACAGTATCTATCAATACTTCAAATGAGGCTACTGTAACATTCTTATCTTCTCCAACAGACTACAGGCCAGTAGCAGGAAACACAGTAATTATTGTTAGAGAGGTGTCTTTAGCCCAGACAACGAATTATCAAAACAATAATATCTTTGATGCGGAGACTTTAGAGAAAAGCATTGACCTTGAGACAATGAAATCTCAGCAAGTCTCAACAAAATCAGACCGATCTATTAAATTCGCAGATGATGTCACGGGTGTTACGAGTACAGTAACCGAAATCAGCACAGGTGGTACAGCACGTTCTAATAAAATTTTAGGATTTGATTCTAGTGGTAATATTTCTGCAACTNTTGAACTTGGTACAAATAGAGGGAATTGGGCTACATCTACTGCNTATGTATTAAGAGATATTGTAAAGCAGAATGTATCTAGTCAAACATCCACATACAGCAATATATATATCTGTACAACTGCTCATACATCAACAGGAGCATACCTAACAGAGAATGATTCTTCTAAATGGCAATTAGTATTTGATATTGCAACAACTACGACTAATGCTACTACTGCAACAACAGGAGCCACTAATGCAAATACCTACAGAAATGATGCGTTAGACTCTAAAGATACAGCAGTTGATTATGCGACAAGAACTGGAGCTGTTGTAAGAGTATTTGATGGTGCAACAAATAATACTTCAGATACTTCACCAGCAGATCAATCAAACACTTATTCTGCCAAAGAACATGCTATTGGCGATCTTACAGCAAGTGGTGGATCTGCAAAAGCTTGGGCAATAGATAGTTCTAGTCCTGATGGAACCAGTGAAAAATCAGCAAAAACTTTAGCAGGAGAAGCATCAACATCTGCAAGTACAGCATCTACACAAGCTGGGTTAGCTTCAGATCATCGTTCTGATGCAAGCAAATATGCAGTTACAAATCATAATACACCTTTCACCTTATCTTCAACAAATGGTGGGACATCAGGTCTTTATTCTGCTAAACATTATGCTACTGAATCTGCTAATTCAGCATCAGCTTCTCAAGCAAACTCAAT